AGAACAGGATTTAGAGAACTAAGAAGTGATGAAAAATTAGAGAAGGGTGATGTATTATTAATGTCTATAATGCACCCAACTTTAAATCATGTAGCTATTTTTCTTGGGGATATGGTTTTACACCATTTAGCAGATAGACTATCTTGTAGAGAACCATATTCAGAGTGGTTATTAAAATGCACTGGCAAGAGGTATCGTTATGCTTCGTAAAGTAAAATTATATGGTGAATTAGCTGAATTTATTGGTCATAAAGAGCTTGAGGCAGTTATAACCAATGTTTCTGATGTTATAAGGTTTTTAACGAGTAATTTTCCTAATTTAGAATCACATATGTCGAGTAGATATTATAAAATTTTAGTTGATGATCAGGATATAGGTGAGGAGGAAATACATTATCCAATAGGACAATCTGATATAAGTATTATTCCTGTTATTACTGGTGCTGGTGGTAATACAGGGAGAATAATACTAGGAGCAGTTTTAATTGGTGCTGCGTTTGCGACAGGCGCAGGTGTTTTTGGTTTAGCATTAAAACAAAATTTAGGAGCAATAGCTTTTGCTAAGAATATAGGTTTTTCACTTGTTCTTGGGGGTATTAGTAATTTATTGTTTCAACAAGAACAACCAAAAGATCATAGTAATGATCAAGATCCTAGAATTTCTTTTAGTTTTTCTGGGGTGCAGAATACTAGTCGGGCGGGAACTACATTGCCAATTGTTTATGGAGAAATCTTTACAGGATCAGTTGTGATCTCAGCAGGTATTGACACAAATCAGGTATCGGCATGAATAATAAGATTATAAGAGGATCAGGAGGCCCACCTCCAACGCCACCCCCTCCATACCGAGCGCCTGACACTTTAAATAGTAGGCAGTTTGCATCTATACAAGATCTTATTTCAGAGGGAGAGATAGAGGGTTTTGCTAGCCCCTCTAAAGCAGGTCTTACAAAAGGTTCTACGGCTTATAACACGGCAGCATTAAAAGATGTTTTTTTAAACGGTACTCCTATTCTTAACTCAAGTGCCAGTAATACAAATCCACAAACAGCAGATTTTAATTTTCAAAATGTAGGTTTTACACCTCGTTTTGGAACATCAAATCAAACTCATATACCAGGTATTGAAGGCAGTCAGTCAACTTCTGCTGTTGGTGTTAATGTAACAACTTCCTCACCTGTTACTCGACAAATAACTAATACATCTGTGGATGCAGTAAAAGTAACAATTACTTTTCCGCAGCTACAAAGAGCTACTGATGAGGGAGACTTATTAGGTACATCTGTGAGTTTGAAGATACAAGTTCAATATAATAGTGGGGGTTTTACAGATGTTATAAATGATACGGTCACAGGTCGAACTGCTGATGCTTATCAGAAAGAATATCGTGTTACTTTAACAGGAGCTTTTCCTATTGATGTAAGAGTTGTAAGAGTTACAGCAGATAGTTCATCAACACAACTTGTAAATGCTTTTACATGGACAAGTATTTCTGAAATTGTTGATGATAAGCAAAGTTATCCAAACTGCGCTTATACAAACTTAAGAATAGATTCTGAACAATTTAATTCAATACCAAAAAGATCTTATCGTATTCGTGGAGTAAAGGTAAGAATACCTGGTGCAGGTGCATCTAGCTCTGGCACTCCTACTGTTGACTTACAAACAGGAAGAATAGTCTATCCAAGTGGATACATATTTAATGGAACAATGGGTGCTGCTCAATGGTGTTCATGCCCAGCTTTAATATTACTTGATCTTCTTACTACTGAAAGATATGGTTTAGGTACTCATATTTTGGATAGCAATTTAGATTTATTTAGTTTTATTGCTGCTAGTAAGTATGCAAATGAATTAGTAGATGATGGTTTTGGTGGTCAAGAAGCAAGATTTAGTTGTAATGTAAATATTCAATCTTCAAGCGAGGCTTTTGATTTAATAAATGAGCTTGCTGGGGTGATGAGAGCTTTTCCTATTTGGTCAGAAGGCTCAGTGACCCTATCGCAAGATAGACCTACTGATACAAGTTTTTTATTTTCTTTGGCTAACGTAGGTGAGAATGGGTTTAGTTATTCAGGCAGCAGTTTAAAACAACGCCATACTGTTATATCGGTCAGTTATTTTAATATGGATAGTAGAGAAATAGATTATGAGGTTGTAGAAGATACATCTGCTCAAAGTAAGCTAGGAATAATTAAAAGAGATGTAAAAGCATTCGCTTGCACTTCTCGTGGAATGGCCCAAAGGCTTGGAAAAGCAATACTTTTCAGTGAGCAACAGGAAACTGAGGTCATAACATTTACAACATCACTTGAATCAGGCGCAATAATTAGACCTGGTTCTGTTATTTCTGTTAATGATCCTGTTAGAGGAGGAGAAAGAAGAGGAGGTCGTATAAAATCAGCAACAACAACCTCAATTACTGTAGACAATATTTTAGATCTTAATACTTACACCGGTTCAAATAGAAAATGTAGTGTAATTATGCCTGATGGTACTGTTGAAACAAAGAATGTTGTAGGACAAATATCATCTGGTGTAATAAATTTAGATTCTGCTTTATCCGCAACACCTAATGTTAATAGTGTTTGGCTTCTTCAAAGTTCCTCATTAGAGGCGCAAACTTTTAGAGTTATTTCAGTTGAGGAGAAAGATGGTATTAATTTTACAATTACAGGATTAACTTATATTGATGGCAAATATGCAAATATAGAACAGGGGATAACTTTACCTGCAAGAAATATTTCATTATTAAATGAACCTAAAAATCCTCCAGCTAATTTACAGGCATCAGAAAGAATTGTTGTAATTAATGCTTTGGCAGTTCCTAAAATCATAGTTTCATGGGTTTCTGTAACAGGAGTTAGTCAATATCTTGTTCAATATAGATTTAATAACACAAACTGGGTTAATGAAATTGTTTTTCGACCAGATTTTGAGTTACTTAATACACAGGCAGGCACATATGAGTTTCAAGTTTTTTCTTACAATTCAGGTTTAAAACTTTCAACAACTTCTACTAATCTTACTTTTAATGCGGTAGGTAAAACAAATCCACCTGCTAATGTCCAAAATCTATCTATCGAGCCAATAACTAATAAGTTGGTAAGACTTAGATGGACTCAAGCTGTTGATCCAGATGTTCTTCACGGAGGACGGGTTTATGTGAGGCACAGTAATTTGACGGACGGAAGCGGTACGTTCCAAAATTCTGTTGATCTTGTTACTGCTTTGGCAGGTAATACCACAGATGTAGTATTACCAAGTTTAGAGGGAGAGTATATTTTAAAATTTCAGGACGATCAAGGAAACTTTAGTGTTGGAGAAACTTCAATAATTCAAGACTTACCTGATTTAGTTGATACTCAAGTTATTTTGCAAGACAGAGAAGATTTAGATAGCCCTGCATTTCAAGGCACAAAAACAAATACAACATTTAGTAATACTGCTAGTGCTTTACAACTTACAAATCCAGCTACAAATGCAACAGGAGAATATGCTTTTAAAGATATTTTAGATTTAGGTGCTGTATTTTCTCTTGATTTAAAAAGAGTAATTCGTTCTGTTGGTTTTGTCACAGGAACAGATATAGAAACTCTAATACCGAGTGGATCGTTTTGGGATAATTATGCTCTCAATGGTAATTTTGATGGACAAGCAGCAGATGAAGCTAATTGTCAGATACAAGTAGCAACATCACAAACAGCATCAGGATCTTTTGGAGGATTCAATAACTTTGCTAATGGTACATTTAAAGGTCGTAGATTTAAATTTAAACTTTTACTTGAAACAACTAATACAGCACAAAACATGAACGTGCAGCAAGCAGGTTATACAGCAGAGTTTCAATCTAGAACAGAACAAAATTATCAAACAGGTGGTGGAACGTCCACCGCACCACAACAATCTGGAACATCGGCCTCTGGTAAGACAATAACATTTGGATCACCATTTTTTGTCGGAACTTCTGGTTTGGGAGGAGCGAATGCTTTTCTTCCTTCTATTGGAATTACGATACAAGATGCTGAAGGTGGGGATTTCTTTACAGTTACCAGTGTGAGTAGTACTGGATTTAATGTAAAAGTTAAAAATAGAGATACATCAGGTAATGAAACTTTTGTTGATAGATCTTTCACATTTTCGGCTGTAGGATATGGTAAAGGGGTGTAATATGGAGAAAAGTATTCTGTAAATGAGCCAGGAGCTTCTGTAAGAAGTGACCTTAATGCTGTTTTTGATGCAATAAAAACTCTTAATAGTGGTGGTACAGATCCGACAAACCCAGAGTCTTTTATGCCCTATGTTGATACTGGTGATAACAATAATTTAAAAATTAGAAATGCAAATAATAATGGATTTACAACTGTTGGTTCTGTTAATGAAGCAAATTTAGGTTTATTACCTAGATCAGGCGGTACTATGACAGGCCAGATCTTAGGTGACGATGGATCGGCTGCTGGATCTCCAGCTTATGCGTTTGATGGAGATACAGATACAGGAATGTTTCGTTCTGGCGCTAATACAATAGGATTTGCTACGGCTGGAACAACACGACTTTCAATAAGTGATGCAGGTTTAGATATTACTAATGGATTGCCACTTAGACTGCAAGATTCTAGTGGTGCGCCTTTTGTTGCTTTAAAGTCACCTTCTTCATTAAGTGCTAATGTAACTCTTACTTTGCCGTCAAATGACGGGAACTCTGGAGAATTTTTACAAACTGATGGTTCAGGAGCTTTATCTTTTTCAGCCGTACAGGGTGTTCCTATAGGGGCTGTTTTCTGTATAGCTCATACATCTAGACCTTCAGGTTATTTAGAATGCAATGGTGATGCTTTACCAAATGGAACAGGAACAGTACAAGGTGTAACTGCAAACTTTGCCAATTTAAGAGCCTTAGTTGGTGCTAATTTGCCTGACTTAAGAGGTGAATTTGTAAGAGGTTTTGATAATGGAAGAGGTGTTGATAGTGGTAGAAGTATGCTACAAGCACAATCAGATCAAAACGAAGCTCACACTCATTCTTTTTCTGCTAATACAGCTAATCATAATATGACAGGTACCATTACAAGAATTTCGGAGTCCTTTAATAATCACGGTTCTGCAAGTGGAGTATTTTCAAAGCAAACTGGCTTTAGCGCAGGTGAAACTCCAGGTAGGCCAGATTCAAATAACGCAGGTCAGGTAACATTAAATTCAAATCATACACATAGTATTTCTGGTACAACTGGATCTAATGGAGGAGAATCAAGACCTCGTAACATAGCTATGATGTACATTATTAAATTCTAATTATGGCAATTGAACCGGCTACTTATAACTTTACTGTTCAAAGACGATCAGATCATACTATTCCAATAGTATTTAAAGATGGTAATAATAATCCTATAAATTTAACAGGGTTTACAGTAGCAGCACAGGTTTGGGAAGAAACAAGAAATTTTAAATTTGCTGATTTTGCTGTTATATATACAAGTAGAACTGCTGGCTCAGTAAGTATAACTTTGACTGATGCTCAAACATCAACATTTACAGTACCAACATTAAAATATGATATTCTTTTGATTGATGGAAGTGGTAACCGAGAATATTATTTAGAAGGTACAATAACAATGAGTGAGGGTTACACAACTTAATGACATCTGTAAACATTACAACTACAAAAAATACCGTAACTGTTAACGGCGAAACAAGAGTTGTGACTGTTACGACTCAAGGGCCACAAGGTCCAGCAATATCTGGTGTCAATTTTGATATATCTGGCAAGGTTGACGATGCAGTTCTGTACTATCACGCTGCTTCTGATACCATAAAAGCAGATAACACAACCACTAAACTTACACTCGTTGACGGAGGAAACTTCTAAAAATGGCTAACACAGTACGCATAAAAAGATCAACAGGATCTTCAGCACCAACAAGCCTTGCAAATGCTGAGTTAGCTCATGCAGAAGGCTCCGATATTATCTTTATTGGTAAAGGTACAGGTGGAGCAGGAGGTTCTGCTACAACAATTGAAAAAATTGGTGGAAAAGGAGCATTTTTTGATAAAGATACAGTACAAAATGCAAATAAAGTTTTAGGTGGACCGACTTCTGGAAGTGATGCAGCACCTACATTTAGAGCTTTGGTAGCTGCTGATATTCCTTCTTTAGCTCATACAAAAATTTCAGACTTTGATACAGGTGTAAGAGTTAATAGATTAGATCAAATGGCTGCTCCAACAGCTTCAGTTTCGTTAAACAGTCAGACAATAACTAATTTATCTGACCCTGTTAATACTCAAGATGCTGCAACTAAAGGTTTTGTTGAAGCCACTTCCCAAGGACTTGATGTTAAAGATTCTGTAAAAGTAGCAACAACTGCAAACATAACAATCTCAACTGCACTTAATAGTGGAGATTCTATAGACGGTGTTACTCTTGCCGATAACGATAGAGTTCTTGTAAAAGATCAGTCGACACCTAGCCAAAATGGTATTTATATTGTTGGATCGTCACCAGCTAGATCAAGTGATTTAGCTGCTGGTGCAGATGCAGCAGGGATGTTCACTTTCGTAGAGCAGGGAACTGTTAATGCGGATAACGGTTTCGTCTGTACCAGTAATAAAGGATCAGCCGTTGTTGGAACAAACTCATTAACTTTTGCTCAGTTCTCAGGTGCAGGTCAGGTGACAGCAGGTGACGGTTTAGATAAATCTGGAAATACTTTATCTGTTGATTTAAAAGCTAACGGTGGACTTGTAATTGAATCTACTGAAATTGCTATTGATTTAGCTGCAAGTTCTATAACAGGAACTTTACCAGTAACAAAATTAACAAGTTTGACATCTACTGTCACTGAATTAAATGTATTAGATGGAATCACTTCAACTACCGCAGAATTGAATTTATTAGATGGTGCAACTTCAGCTACCTCAACAACACTTGCAGCAGCAGATAGATTAATAGTTAATGACGCTGGAACGATGAAACAGGTTGCATTATCTGATCTGGTAACATTTTTGGAAGATGAAAGTGCATCTAGTTTCAATATTGACGGTGGAACTTACTAAGTCATAGGAGGTAAAAGCCAATGGCTAACACAATCAAGTTTAAAAGAGCTAGTGGTAGCGATCCAAGTGCAAGTGATCTTGCTATAGGAGAACCAGGTCTTAGGACTGATACTGCTGAATTATTTTTTAAGAAAGACGATGGAACGGTAGCAAAAGTTTCTGGTGGAGGAGGTGGCCCTAATTTTAAATATTTAGAGTTACGCAATGCAGCAAATAATGGAGCAGCTAGTTTCCCTGGTAATGACTTTACTCTTGTTACTGCTGGAACTACGACTGCAATAAGTCCGTCAGCAGCTAATACATTATTAGTGAGTGTTTCTGGTGTTATTCAAAAACCTAATGCAGGTACATCAACAAGTGGAATTACAGGATTTATAATTGATGGATCTAGATTTAAGACTGCAACAAATCTACCTGCTGCTCCTGATTTTATTGTTTTTCAGGAATCAGGTGGGATAGGAGAACCAAGTGATAATACGGTTACAAGTGCGAAAATAGTTGATGGAGCGATTGTAAATGCGGATATAAACGCAAGTGCAGCCATAGCTGGTACAAAAATAGATGCAGCTTTTGGTAGTCAAGATTTAACTGTTGGGGGTACAGCTTCTATATCTACAGACAACTTACAATTATCTTTTTCTGCTCCAGAGGGTCATATAAAGAGTAAAAACTCTACTGGTTCACCAGCTTCTAATTTAGCTTTTCATACTACCGATACAAGTGGAAATACTAACCGTGTAATGCACTTGAGTTTTGAAGGAAACGTAGGTGTAGGTGACAGTAATCCAGAAGGTAATAGATTATTGATTCGTTCTGCATCAACAGTTGGAACAAATAAAGGACATATAATGTTGACTGGTGATAGTGCAACTAATGGACAAGGGCCACAAATAGTCTTTTCAGAAAGTGGTAGTGGCAGTAATTTTGCTGGTGCTTATATTGGACATGCTAGAGAAGGTACTAATAGTGTTGGTAATTTAGTATTTGGAACTCGTGAAAGTGGAGGCGATGCAAACACTGTACCAACAGAACGCATGCGTATAGATTCGTCTGGAAGAGTAGGTATAGGTACAACAAGTGTTCCTACTGGTTTTAAATTGGCAGTAAATGGTGATCTTTCTTTAGGCGAGACAGGCGGTACTGATAATTCCTTTATAGATCAAAAACAAAATGGAAACTTGGAACTCATAAATAGTGGAAGAGATGATCACACTGGTGCTATTCGTATTAATCGTATGAATAACATTGCAGGTGATACAACTTATTTTAGAGATGTAAATATTTATGATGGGAAAGGAACTTCTGTCATGTATGTTGATGGTAGTGCAGCGTCAGTAGGTATAGGTACAACAAGTCCTAGTGCAAAGCTTCATGTTAATGGTACAACTAATGGATTACAGGCAAGATTTGGTGGGGCTGGAACTGGTTTAGGAATACTTTGTGGACAAAAGACTAATAATAACGCATTAGTAACTTTTGAGGCACAAGATTCTACTCACGGAACACTAACATTTAAAACTGCTGGTTCAGAGCGTATGCGTATAGATTCGTCTGGAAACGTAGGTATAGGTACAACTGCACCAGATCAAATTCTCCATCTAAATAAATC